TGCCGCACGAATTGATGTAAAGATTTGTGGACCGATAATGAAACGGCGGATTGGATTTTCTGGTTGTTCATCAGTCTTTTCGCCAAGTCCGTCTTCAACAACGAAACCTTGGAAAATGTATGAACGCTTTTTCCAGTATTTACGACCCATGTCTTCTAACGCTGGGTCTTTAAACCAAGCACGTACTTCGTTAAGAATCGGACATGATTCGCCATACATTTCTACGCATGGAACTTGTACTGTTACTGGTTTGCTTTCTGATTCACCTTTGATTCCAGCGAATGGCAATTTAATCATTGCACGTTCTACCCAGAAAAAAGTGTTATCGGCGTTACCATCTGGTAAGAATCTAAGTGTAGATTCGCCGCCTTCTTTGAGATTCCAGAATGGATAAATTGATTTATCTCCACCTGAACGATTGTTGTCTGAACCTTTCGATTCTGCTGCCTTGAGCTTTGCTCGGATTTCTGCTAAAGATGCCATAATTGTTCTCCTATTAATAGCCTTAGTTTTTTTGCCTGTATGTTTTACACCTGTAAAACAAAAAGTGCATACATGTTATTGTACGCACTTTTATTTATGTTTGCAAGAGAAATCTTGCCCTAAATGTGATTATTTTGCTCGATTATCTGCCGCGAGCTAAACTAATAATTCTAGCCAATGAGTCGTCTGTTTTGAATGTAACAGCAGTATCATTTTCGCTTACAGTAGTATGCCCAACAACTGCGCCAGGTTTCTGTAGAGCGGCCGCACGACGAGCAACATATTCAGGATTGTCGACTTGCAACAAATCTGCTTGACCTGCTGGTTTGAAGTCCATACTTTGACCACTAATTGCAGGAGTCGATCCTAAGTTAGGCATCCCGCCCATTGTTGGAGTTCCACCGCCCATCTTACCCATCATGTCTTGAGGATTCATTGATCCGCCCATGCCTTTGAATTGTGACATAGCATCGTCAAAACTTGCAGGCTGTCCGTTAATAGTACCAGACGATGTACTAGTGTTAGTACCACCGGCAGGCATATTTTGTGTCATAGTTTGTACCCACTTTTGAATCTGTGGACCCATGTCATCGAATCTCAAGTCTTCGCCTTCCTTGCCGTCGAGTCCAGGTAGCTTTGGCATTTGTATACCAGCGGCTTTCATCATTCTTGCAATTTGAGACATTGGCTCGTTTTGTTGAGCGGCTTGACTAATTCCTTGCTTTTCTGAACTGTCTAATGCTGAATTATCTGTTGGCAATGAACTTGCGTCATCGCTAGCTACATCCATGCCGTTACGATCATCAACACCGGCACTGTCATCATCTTGTGTATCGTCGGCGCTCATTTCTGTATTATCTTCGCCAATCTGATGTGCTGGATGTGCAACGCCAGCTAGTTTTAAAATGTGTGATTGCTCTTGACCACCATTGCTAGGTGGATCCAAACGGTCAATCATTTTACATACTTTACGAACATCGTCAGGTGTTGCACCTTCATATGCTCCATTTTTAAAATTAGAAATTACATGGCTCTTAGTCCAAGTGCCGCCTTTTGTAAAGTTGCCTTCGTGCAATCCTTGGCTTTCTGCATCACGATTCCAGAAACCGCTAATGCTTTGTAAAATTTCTTGTATACCACTTTGTTTAGGTTCAAACCCAAAATCTTGTGGAGTCATGCCACATTCTTTTATTGTGTCATGCAATGTTTTTTTGCTGTGTCCAAAATCTAGTTCAGTATCTAAATTTGCACCAGCTTTCTTTGCCGCATGGATAGCTTTGATTAATCCAGACTTTGCTAAATGTTTAGCAGTACTATGACCTTGTCCGTGTTTGCCAGCTAATGCTACTGGAGTCTTTCTTGGAGGATCTGGATCAAATGGAGGATCTTCGCCGTCTTCTGCAATTGGTGCTGGTGCTGGTGGAACTGGCTCTTCCCCTGGCGCAACTGGTGCTTCAGGAGCAACAGGTGCTTCAGGAGTAGCCGGAACTGCTGGAGGTTCTGTTGGTGCAGGGACTGCGGCCGCAACTTCTTCTCCGCCAACTGGTTCTTCGCCTTTACTAAAATCAATTTGATCCAATGTATCTTGTAAATCTGAATTACGTTCTGCTTCGTCTTGTAATGCCATTTGTAATGCACTATGTACATCTAATTCAGGATCTAGTGTAGCTAGCTTACCAATAATATTATTAGGTACTAAGTCTTTTAATGACATTGCTACATTAGCATCGCCAGCGGCTCCGCCTTTAAAACCACCTGCTAGTAATTGATTTAGTTGTTCGATTGCATTATCTCTAATGTCACTGTCTTTACTAAAAACTCCAACATAGTCTTCTGAGTCTACACCTTCTTGATAGATGTTGTTCATAAAACTTTCAAATTGATCTTCTGGATCTAATATTGGTGTTTTTTTATAGCGTGATGAAGGTTCTTTTGGCTCTGTACGTGCATCTTCATAGTCTGTTTTAGTATGTTTAACACCGTGTTTAGTCTTTTCAACCTTGCCGCCTTTGTGGGTAGTACCTTCTTCTTTATCGCCATTAAACACTTCATCTAATAAATCATCTGGATTTAATTCTTTAACTGGGATACTACTTTCATCTACTAAACGGAAGATATATGGAAATGCTGATTTTAAATCTTCGTTGAATGTACGAATTGTCAAACGATCAATCAAGTCACTCATAATTTCTTCTGGAATCATTTCGTCTTCATGTGCTTCGAATGATTCTGCGAATTCTGCATAATAAGCAGGACGCTGTAGCATACCTACTTGTTTTTTAATTGTTTCAATGCGCTCTGATACAACATCAGTAATGCCGCCCATTGCTTCTGCTAAGTTTGCATTGCGGCCAACGTAACCTTTAAATTTACGCAACTGTGCTAATTCTTCACTTAGGTTAGTAATATGTTTACCAATACCATCATATGGATTACCGCCTGCTTTAATATGTTCTGCTAATGCACGAGCTCCGTTTAAATGCTTGTGTGGATAACGAAAACGTTCACCGCTTGCATTCTCAATATAAATTGCTTCAATGTGCATTGTACGGCCTGCTGGAAGATCTGGATTAACAGCTTGACTGTGTTTTACGACTAAACGTGCTTCTCCTAAATCTTGGTAACTCATACGTGAGGTGCCAAACATTTTGTTTTCCATAATGGGGTTCATCGGTTCTTCCTTAGCTTTAGCTTGGAAAGCATAATCTCTTTTATCAAGATTGCTTTTTCCAATATTTTTTATATCAAAATTTAATAATCTGTCTTTAGCAAAACGTCTAAAACCACGAATGAACTTGTAAGCCCCGTGGTGTTTGCTATCTACAATTTCTCTGCTGATCTGTACAACAACACCGTCTTCAGCATCTAGTGTAATTGCAATAGTGCCTAATACTTTGTCATTTTCTTTGTATTCGAATTCAAAGAATCTAGCATTGGGGATATCTTCTTTTTTACTTAAGACATCGCCGTGCTCATCGCCCATTTCTACATCGGGAAATTTGGTTTGTATTTTATCATACAAATCTAACGCAATTTTATCTAAATTTGATTCCATGTTATATTTATCAGATGTTTGAGGATATGTATATGGGCAAGGGTTCTACCCAATCGTCTTCTAGGCCGCCCTCTAAACTTAATCTATCGAATACTGCTGGATCCCATTCAGCTAGTACTGCAATCATGCGTACAATTAGTAATACTGCCGCTACTAAATCGTCGTGTTGCCCTTCTTTAGCCTTAAATGTAACACCTGCGGCAATGTATGTTTTAAGTTCGCTAATTAATGTTTTGCTGTTTATAGTCATGATTTCTTCTTCTACAAAGTATTTTAGTCGACTACACGCAGATATCTTAGTACTATGTGTTGTGTTAAAACCTTTGCGGAACTTACGAACATGCCCTTTGCGGACAGGCTCGCTTAGGAATAATCCAGGGAATGTATCTTCTCCCAAGTTAGCAATAACAATCAATGCCGCTTCTCCAAGTGTGTTATTTTCCACACTCCAGTAAATGCTATTACGGAAATCTTCGCCGATTTCTGTTTGTATGTATCTAATTATATCTCTAAATATCTTAACTTGATCCTGTACAATAGTTAAATTATGTTGCCATTCTGCACATTGAGTCATACTAGGTAATTCAAATACTTGTATACCAGCATAGTCTCCGCCTGTACCTAAGCTAGGATCTAGTCCAACTAGATATGTATTACCTGGGGTAGGTTTTTTATACCAGCGGACTTGGCCCATTCTAAACATTGGATCCTTGCCCAACATTTCAGTTAGTTTGAGACTGCTTACTAGTGTTTCATCATAAATCAAGAACTCGCATCCGTACTCTCGACGGAAACGTTCCTCTCCAATACGACCTAGCTCAACACGTTTCCACTCGTCATCTCGATCCGGATGTTCATGCCACTCTGCACGGAATCCGTGGAATCCGTTGCGACCCATTAGGTCAGTTCTTTCATTACCGAACTCATCAAATAAGTCCTGTGACTCTTTCCAAATAGTAGCAAATGTATCTTCGTCACTGTTAGGCGTTGAAGTGATAATTGCTTTACCACCAGTTGCTAGTGTTGGGCTGATAGATGTCCAAAACTCTTCTGCAATGTTTGGTTGCACAAATGCAAACTCGTCACAGTATAGTAGGGATATAGACATACCACGACCAGTATTACCGGTAGTAGTTGCTGATACAATTCTTGAACCATTTTCAAACTCCATTGAACCTTTGTTGTAGTTTACAACACCCGCACGAATAAAGTCGGGACATAGTTCGTATCCATAACGGATACGTTGCATAATTTCTTGTGAACCTGTGTACTTGTGCGCGGCAACTAGAACTGTTTGATCCGGATGAAACATCGCATACCATAGTAAATAACCAGCGGCACATGTTGTCTTACCACTTTGACGTGGCATCATATTAATGTTAAAACGATAATCGTGGTAACTGTGTAATAGTCTTACTTGATACTCAAACGGCTCAAATTTTACTTTACCCTTGGTAGGATGTTGGATATGAAAGAAGTTCTTAACGAAGTGCATGTAACCTTCTACAGGGTCAGCACATTTTAGCAGGTGCTGAACTTGCTCTTCGGTGAACGTTTCTTTAGTATGCGCCTTTTTGGTTAAGACGCCGTCTAGTGATTTTGCCATATTGTATTTAATGAAAAAAATAGACTCCGAAGAGTCTATTTGGCACTGTTAAACAGAGTGCTAACTGCGACGAATCTTAATCGTATTTGTTGTACTTGGCTTTAATTGGTTCTAGACTTTTACCTTCACGTCCAGCTTTAGCTAATGCTTGCATACCGTCTTTACCGTATTTTTCGTTGCCTTTAGCGGCACGACTCATTGTCTTTCTGTCGCCCTCTTTAATTTCTTGATACAATTCAGTTAGACGGTCAACTAATGATTCTCTCATTGGATTGCCACCGCCGTTAACCTTACGTGCTTCGTGATCACCTCGACCATCGTTGGAGCCCATGTCTGTCATAGTAGCAACATCGTGTTTAGTAACACCACTTGCACCTTGCATGCTGTTGCCAAAGTCTTCTTCCATTTCTGGCTCTGCGCCTAATAATAGATCTGACTCGTGTGTTTCTGGTTGGCCGAACAATGCATTTAATTCGTCAGTGCCGCCTGCGTCCTGAGCTGGGTTTTCGCCGTGTTCAATGTTGCGTAGGATTCCCATTAGGTCTCTGATACCACCAGCACCGCTAGCGTTCATGCTAAGATTCATGCTAACATTGTCTTGCTGATCTGGTGAACCTGGCATAGGCATAATGCCACATTCTTCTACGGATTGATTTTCATCAATTGCTTTAACACGTTTGTAAATATCTTTAATATCCATCTTATCTTCCTTTAGCCGCGACGTTGAGGCTGTTTTTAACACTATTAGCATACGGTGTTAATTTATTTTGTTTAGTTCCAATCGGGCTAGTCATACCTGATTTCTCAGTGATAGTAGGTTGCATATCTTGTGTTTTGCCTTTAGCAGGTTTAGCAAACAACTGATCATTAGTACCAGTTACTTCTTCTAAGCCACGGCTCATTGATTGAATATCTTTTAAGAAACTTAACTTATGTGCATCGCCAACTAAACCTTGATGATTAGTAGCTTCATAATCAGTTCCAATTAAATGCTTTCCTGATTTGTTATCATTTTGATGATTAATTTCTGTTTCTAAATCTTCATAAGCAGTGAGTACTTTGA